TGTCGTACTCCTCATCGGACCTGCCGGCCCCTAGGTTGACGATCTGCTGGCTGCCCTCGTTGGCGGCGGTGTTGCCGGGGTCGCGTTTGCCGATGAACACCATCGACCGGGACGATGTGACCTCGATACCGTCGACCACGATCGCCTCTGAATCGACGGCCTGCAGAGCCGCCAGAAGGGTCGTGCCTGTGATCGGGTTGGTGCCCGAAACGAGGTAGTCGATGGCGGTGCCGATGGAGACGCCCATCAGGCCAGCACCGGCCCGAGGGCGTAGGGGGCCAGAAGCTCGTTCACGCGGTTCGGCACCCAGTACCCCGCCGAGGTGATCGTGCCGGTGTCGTCGTCGGCTCCCGTGTTCGTGAACGAGATCGCCCGGGGCTGCTGCCCGTTCTGCCACCAGTGCCGGATGAGCTCGCCTGCAGCGTCGGAGATGTCCTGCGGGAGCGGGTTGATGCCCAGCTTGTAGGTGACCGCCACGCTCCCGTCACCGGCAGGGAAGATGCCTGTCACCCCGTTGGATCTGCGGGTGATCTTGTGCGTGTTCCTGTCCCACGTGTACCCGTACTGGGTGGCACTGCCGCCGCCGAGGGGCTGCTCGGTGAGGGTGAACGAGGAGGTGCCGAGGATCTCCGTGACCGTGGTGATCGACTGAACCCACCGCGCCGACAGGACAACGGTGGAACGGTTGCCGTCGAAGTACTCGGTGCGCGACTGGCCTCGCATCGGGCCGGTGATGTTCTCGACCACATCGGTTGCCGACTGGATGAAACGGCGCAGCCTGTTCGTGCTGGTCGCATCCGTGGGGGAGAGGTTGAGCTGGTCCTTCAGGTCCGACATCGAGATCAGCTGCAGGGCGGGGGCGATGGCGGTGAACTGGTCCGTGTACACATCGGTGGCGGCACCGGAGGCCACCCATGTCAGCAGGTACGCGCCGACAATCGCAGCGGGAACCGTCGCCGTGTAGACGGGTGCGGCAGTCGTCACCACGGCGGGAGTCGTTATGGTGCCGTCCGCTGCGGTGACTGTCAGCACAACCGTCGCCGTGGCAGGTGCCGTGTACGAGGCGGAGTAGACGTCACCCAGCAGCACCGACATGGGCTACTGCGGCTTCTTGTCGAGGTCGGCGACAGTGGTGAACAGGGCCTCGCGGCCCTTCACGATCGGGTCCTTGTCGGCGACCACATCGCCCTTCGCGACGAAATGGTCCACCCCGTCACCCGTCGAGTAGTGGAATGCCTGGTTTGCCTGCTGCATGACTTTTCTCCTTGTCTGGGGCACCAAGAGCGGGTACCGAATGGGTACCCACTCTTGGTGGTACTGCTACTGGGTTACGAGGGTGCGGAAAGCGCCGGGCACAACCGCGTCCGCGCCAACGCGCCAGTACGCGAACCAGCCGGCCTGCCCTGTCGGGCGGGCCGTGGTGGCGTCCTTGACCATCGGCTCGTACATGACCGTCATGCCGACGCGATCGACGATCGCGTACTGCGAGAAGTCACCCGCGACGGCGATCTTGCTGCCCGTGGTGAGGGCACTGGCCATCGTGGTCGACTCGTACAGCGGCAGGCCGAGAACACGTTCCGGCTGCCCGTCACCGAGGGTCGTCCAGTACGACGAGCCCCCCGCGGTGTCGAACTGGCGGGTCTTGTTGATGATCCCCACGTTCGCGATGATCGCAACCGAGTTGCCGAGACGGAACCGGGGCGGGATCGCAGCCTGCAGCGAGTAGATGTCCGCGATCGCGTACGTTGCCACAGCCGCCGTGGTGACGGTCGTGGTGGCAGCGGTGACGATGCCCTTCGGCACACCACCGGAACCTGCCCCCGTGGCGAACGCAGCCTCCTCGAGACGGTCCTTCGCATCCGTGAGGAGCGCCGGGAACTGGGACGCGAAGTCCGAGTCGCCGAGAACCTCGTACGAGCCGAACACCCACGCCGCGGCCTTCTGCGGTGTGATGACCGGCTGCCCCACGGTGGGGGTGTTGTCGGTGACGACCCCCGCTTCCGCGAGCCATGCGGCGTTCACACCGGCCGACGTGACGCCCTCCCAGAAGTTCGTCGTGATCGTCTTGATCTGCGAGATCTTCCGGAACGGGTTCGCCGAACCCGAGTTCGTGAGCACGATCGTCGGGTCGAGGGTGACCGGGATCAGGTACCCGCCGTTCGCGCCCGTCAGGGACAGGGCGGCACGCATGGACGCCTGCTCGTCCGGCTCAAGGGCGTTGATCTCGCCCTTGTTGCGCATGATGTTCTTGAACGCACGGTGGTAGTCGTCCGAGCCGGTGAGGAGGATGTGGCGGGAGATTCCGCCGTCATCGCCCTCGTTCTCGTCGTTCTCGATGAGTCGGGTGACCTTCTCGGCGGACTCGTCCGACATGCGGTAGCGGGCCGAGGACTTCGTAGTCGCCTCAACGGCGTCGAAAGCACGACCGCGCATGTCGTCGAAGTCGATCGCCCGCGCCAGCACGGCACGGGTCGAGTCGAACGGGTTGCGCTGGGTGCGAACCAGAAGGTCCGGTCCCTTTGCGGCACCGTCGTTGACGTTCACGGGATCGAGGGAGGCGGAGCGAACCGCCTCGACCTTCACCGCGCGGGCGGCGAGCGGAGCGCGCTCCGCCTCGAGGGTGTCGAACTCGGTCTCCAGCTCAACGAACCGTGCCGACTGCTCGGCGGTGGGCTCTTCGATCTCTGACAGTTCAAGCAGTTCCGTGCGGGCAGCGCTCATGCGCTCCAGCACGTCATTCAGTCGTGTTGCCATTAGTTGTTGCCTCCTGGGCGTGGTTTGCGGCGAGGATCTCCCTCGTCCGCTGTGACATGGACAGCCGACCCGAGTGCTTTGCAAGCGGCTCGTCGGTGCCGGCACCAGAAGGTGTGGCGGTTCCTGCCGGCGCGTCTAGCCGCGTGGCAAGGGAAGTTAGGCGGGTGAGGAACTCGTCATCCTCGTCCGGGTTCGATCCGAGGATCTCCGAGATCACGGCGCGTGCCTGCGCGAGGGTGGCGTCGTTCCTGCGCAATGCGGCCACGATGGAATCGAGGTCGCCGTCAGCGAGGATCAGGGGCAGGAGCAGGCCGTCAGCGCCCGCCGATCGCACCCCGGTGATCCGGGCATCCGGGTAGTAGGGGAACGGGGTTGGCCCGTATTCGAGGAGGTTGATCTCCTGTCGGGTCACCAACGGGAGGGCACCGGAAACGTCGGCACGGAACCCCCCGCGGGGCTTGGGCTTGTCGGAGCGGACGAACGAGCCGGAGAACGACTGCGCGTGCAGGGAGTTGGACTTGATCGCCTCGAGGGTGGCCTCGCCCAGTGGGGTGTTGTTGTAGCGGGTCACCGTCAGCAGTCCGCGGGAGTCTGCGCGCACCTCGAGTGGGGTTCCGATGGGCATGGACCCGGAGTCGGAGGGGGTGCCGTAGATGGTCATGCCGTGGTTGTAGAGGACCGAGAACCGGGTGCCCTTGTCCGCGATGGTCTTGTTGAAGGCGGTCGGATCGACCCGCTCCATGTAGTGGCCGTCCTTGTCGTTCACAGAGACGGTCTGGTCGAACACGGCCGCATATGCCTCGACGGTGCGGCCGTCGCCCCCTGCACGGAACTTGATGTCCTCCAGTGGGAAGGATCGTGTGAACTCGTTCACGGTGTACCTCCTGTGTCGGGCGTCTGGCCCGCTTTGGTGAGTTGGACGGACACAAGTCCGGTGTGCTTGAGAAGAGACATGTCGCCGCTGGTGACCGCGGAGATGACGGAATCAGGGGCATAGCCGGCGTTGACGAGGTTCATGACGGCGATGGACATCTGGGCGTTGCCTTTCTGCCGTTCCATCTCCGCATCCCGCAGGGCCGGGATGTCGCGAGTGTCGAACCACAGCTCGGCGGTGCCGTTTGCGGGCAGGAACTTGCCCAGAACGGCGCACGCCCCACGCCACAGCGGATGCATGGTCGAGTCCGCGAAGTTCCTGTACGCGGCCGCGTAGTTCGCCATCGTCGACGCGTCGAGCCCGCCCTGCAGTCCTGCGACGATCGGCGGGGTACCCCCTGCGGCGGCGATGCGAACCTCGCCGGCCTCACGCAGTTGAGCGAACTCCATCTGCTTGAACTGCGAACCGATGACCGTGACGTCCGCCCCCTCATCAAGGAACAGGGTCTTGTTGGCGTTCTCCACCCCGCCGTGGTTCGACTGGATCTGGTCGCGCAGCTTCGCCATCCACGCCGGGTCGACCTTGCCCTGGTACTTGATGAGCATGTTGGGGGTGGCGGCGTTCTCGAAGAACTTCTGCTCATGCACCGACATGGCGATGTCGGCGTTGATCTCCCGCACGATCGGGGTCAGCCACGACATGCCCCGCCACGGTGCCAGCGGATCGGGGACAGGCGACCAGTGGGCAACATCGTCGACCGGGTAGAGGACCGGATCGCCCTGACCGCCCGGGGTGAACGCGTACCCGACAACCTCACGGTACGGGTCTCCTGTGCTGGGGTCGCTGAGCTCAACGGAGATGATCCGCACCCAGTCGGGGCGCAGTCGCTCAAGCCGCGTGTCGTTGAGGCGGTGCACGAACGCATTCCCGGCGAGGTCGGCGTCCTGAATCATCCGCCCGAGGAGATCCTGTGTGGACCCGCCCGGCCACGGCGATTCCAGCAGTTGAAGCGACGGGTCGCCCCACATCTTCTTGTCCGTCAGGTTCCTGTACTTGAACGTCGCCTCGCCGAACAGGCGCAGACGTGCGTTCAGAACCGAGAAGACCGGCCCGTTGCCCTGATACCCGACCGTTGCATACGACATGAAGTCGTTGCCGACCGACTCGCTGGCGACAGTGCCGCCAGACCCGTACGACTGCAGGAACCCTGTGCCCGTGCCTGTGTAGTTCGGGTCGGTCGGATAGGGGACGATCACCCCGCGAAGACGGTCTATGAGCCTCACGGGCGCCCCTTCCCGTCATCGTGGAACAGGGCGATCAGGCCGAGGAGAACAGAACCGGCAGCGATCCCGGTTCCGGGGTGAACCCACCAGCCGATGCCGGCACCGACACCGGCTGCGGCGAGGATCAGGAGCATCAGCGACAGTCGCACAGGGAACTCCTAGAGGAAGAAGGCGGACGGCTCGAGCGGGGGGGAGTGGGTGAGCGCCCACAGGGCGACCGTTGCCGCATAGAGAGGGGTGATGTCCGACGCGGACTTGCGGCGACCCCACCGCCAAGCGCCCTCGCCGTCGTCGTTGTTCTTCCGAGCGGCCTTGAGCGCATCGGTGAGGTCGGCCTGTCCGATGTGCCGCAGCGCCCCGGCCTCGACCTTGTCGAAGAAGAGCCCGCACGCGGCCGGTAGGTCCGCGGCCTTCACGAACTCGACCCTGACCCCGGCCTCGGTGAGCGCGGGGATGAGCGGTTCTGCGGAAGAGCCGGCCACGATGGTCAGCACGAATCCAGGACGGGACCGGTTCAGCTCGACAGCTCGCGGGACAACCCACTCGACACCGGGGCGGTGATCCATCACACCTTCGCGCGAGGTGACCTCGACGTGAGGAAGGCCGTCCTCACGGTTGCCGGCGACGGCGATCGACGCCCACGCGCGGCTAGGGGACACGTCGAGGACGAACTTCGCATCCCCGGTCACCTGCGAGCCGGTGTCGAGGCACACGCCATTCCACTTAGCAGCGTCGATGACCGCCCCCGCATCGCCTAGGACGGTCGGCCAGATCGACAGTCGCTCCCGGAGGAACCCCTCGATGTCGGACTGGGCGGCTTCCCACTCGGCGTCGATCGTCTCGTGAAGGAGCCGGTCTGTTCCGAGTGCGGGGTTAGCCTGAGCCCGGGACGTCCACGATGTCGGGTCGACCGTGTGCTTCGGGTCATCCGATCCGGTCGGCGTCCACTCCGCCCAGGCTGCCCGCTTCGACTCGCCCTTGCGTCCGACGTCGCGGATGCCAGTCCATATCTCGGAGGTGTTCTCCTCGGAAGGCACCGTGCCTGTGTAGATGAGCTGACGGTTGGTGCCCTGAGCGGACGTCGCATACAGCATGGCCCGGTGCGCGAGAGCGGAGAACTCCTGCGACTCGTCGAAGATCACACGACGTGGAGAGAACCCACGCCCGGACGACTTCGAACGGGCAAGGAACGCCAGCCGTGAACCGTCACGCAGTTCGATGACATGCTGACCGGTCAGACCGCCGTCCCACCGCACAACCTCGGCCGCAAGCTCCTCATTCGACTGGATCAGGTTCTTCACTCGCAGGTACGCCTCATCCGAGGTCTTCAGCTCATGGGCGGTCCACAGTGTGAAGTTCTTCAAACCCGGACGCTTCTCGTCGGCACCAAACTGCCGGCCCCCGAGATGCGCCTCGAACAGCGACCACACGGCTATTGCCTCGAGCCACCCGCCCTTGCCGTTCTGCCGGGCCACCAGCGCACCGACCGACGAAGCCGACAGCAGCCCGTGGATCGTGGCGAGGGTGATGCAGACGAGCAGGCACTGCCACGGGTCGAGAGTCTGCCCGCACATCTCCATCACATCGATGGCATCGCGCGCATCGTCCTCGCTGTCGAACTCAGGACGATGCAGAACCCTCGGCCTCTGCGCCCCCTGCTGGAGCGCGCGCCGCTCTACGAGCACGGAGTTCGTCAACACCCGACCTCCGCTTGACAATCGTCTCGACCTTCGGCACCCCGAGCTGCGCGAGGATCGCCTTGAACGCCGACGCCTGCTGACGCGCCTCCGCCAGAACCCCGTCGAACTTCACCTCGGCAACCCGCCCCTCGTCATCCGAAAGACGGAACCGCAGCAACTGCAGGACACCCTTGCCGGAGATGATCAGATCCAGATCATCCAGCCGATCAGCAATACGCGCGGCCTCGACCAACAACCCGCGAGTGCGCGCATCGGTCTCCTCAGAGACAAGAGCACGCAGCCCGGCACCCGTAGTAACTTCCACGATGGCCTCGCTAAAAAAAAGAGATGACTGGCGGGTCCGTGCATGTGAGTTTCGTTCGGAAGTGGACCCCCGCCCCCGGGGTTACCAGTTCTGTGAGGCTGTGGTGGTGCGTTGTGTCGGGTGTTTGCGTGCTGCGATGGTGCGTCCGCCTTTGGATGCGCCGTCTTGTTGGTTGCAGTCTGCGTGTACTGGGCCGATCCATGCGGTGCGGTTGTCGTTGTGGCCCAGTGCCCACGGTGTGCCGGGTTGGATGGTTCTGTCACGGTGGATGCAGACAGGTTGGGCGCACACTGCTTGGCCGCTGTTGACGAGGGGGGTGAGTCTGCGGCGTTCCTTCTGGTGTTCGTATCCGTAGCCGCGGGCGGTGGTGGACGCTTTGGCTGGCATCTGTCGTCTAGTAGCCGGCGGCCTGTATGTCGAAGGTGAACGAGGGGGTCGTGCCTGTGATTGTTGCTACGGCGCGAATGTATCTGCCTGCTGGGGTGACGCTGAGGCGTTGTGTGCCCGTGGTGATGGCTTGGGTGAATGCTGCTGAGGGGATGTCGTGGAAGGTCACGTTGTCGGGGGAGTCTTGGAACTTGATGTCGAGGGTGGGGGTGGTGCCGGAGGCTGCGGTGATGTTCAGGTAGGCGATGACTCCGGAGTACTCGTCAATGGGTATCGCGGTGCCGGTCGCTGTGGCTGTTTTGGTTCCGGTCATGAGAACGGAGGAAGCGGCGCGTCTTGATTGCATTGTCTTACTCCTGGTCTGAGTCGAGTAGGTCGGTGTCGTGCTGTGCGGTCTCGGGTGAGCCGATGGTCGAATGCTTGGCGAGCTCGAGAAGTGCCTCTTTGCTTCTGTCGTCTAGGTGGTCAGCAACAGAGAAGTCGGTCATGCCGCTTCGCGTCCTATGCACTCGGGCTGGTCGCATCCCGCGCGGCCGAAGCCACTGAACGGGATAGTTGTGCCGGGGTCGTAGGTGTTGGCGCACCCGTTCTTGCAGTAGCGGGTCTCGGCATTGTCGAGTCGTTGACGTGCGGTCTGGCAGGCGGCGATGAACCCGGGATCGTTCTCGATTCCGAGAAGCTCACCGAGTGTCGTCATCGTCTTGCCTCTCGTTGTGTGTGGGCCGACCAACATGCCCGTCTAGGTGGTTGGTCGGCCCTGCGCGTGGCTACGAAACCTAGCGCTACAAACACCAGCAGTGACCCGAAGGCGACGTTGGTGTTGTTTGTGGTCTTCGGTGAAAGGGCCGAAGCTAGTTCCGATCCTCAACGGTCCTAGTTGGCTCTGAGCCGTGAAAGGTGAGGCCGTGGGTTCGGAAGTCGTTAAACGCAAGAGCGACCCAGAGGCCGGAGCCAGTGAATCGCTTGCGTTCAGTATAGGCACGAATGCGCTCTGATTTGGGTTGGTTGTCAAGTACCGTTTGGGCGTGTCATGCGGCCCCGTACTTCTTCGCCAGACGGGTGGCTACCTTGTGGGCTTTGATCTGCTCCTGCAACTGCTCTTTGCGGACCTGCCGGAACACGGATGACATGCGGTCGAACTCGTCCTCATCGAACGCGTGGCCCCTATCGCAGACGATCATCCTGTCATCGCCAGCCCACTTCGGCGGGTACAGGGCAATCTTCGACCCGCACGCTTCCCCGTTCTCGTCAATCCAACAGGCGACGGGAACGTACTGGGCTTGATCCTCCATCGGCCACTTCGCGCCGGCACGATAGATGTCGTCCATCTCGGCACGGAAGTAGTCGATGTCGTCCGTGACGGTGGTATCTAGGATTTCGTCAAGGTGGGCGTCAAGCCATATCCCCATGATGCCGACGACGTAGCGGACGGCTTCGGGGGTGATGTCGTTGGGCAAGCCGACGATTCGGTTGTTGTCTGTCCTCCACGCGCGAGCTGCGGGAGCAGGGATCGGGCGGTTCAGTCGTGTTGCCCATACGGATGCCCAATACACGAGTCGGGAGTAGATCTCGTTCGCGTCAGCGAACGCCTCCACGTTGAACGGCAACGGCGGGTGCTTCTTCGTGCGCTGCGACTCCGATGACGACTTCGCCGGGATACCACCCACCAGGGACACGATGTGCTCCGTCAGTGTGCCCGCGCGTCGTAGTGCCCCATCGGTGCGGTAGTAACAACGGGCACAGTATCGACCGTGGGTCGCACGGAGCGATTGAGGGACAGGGCTGTCCTCGGTGCCCTTACGAATGCAGCCGCTCGCGCACGGCATCTGATCGGTAATCGAAATCGGTTCAGTCATTGTGTCTCCGGTCAAAACAAATCAGAAATGCAGGGCCGAGCGGATTGCCCGCCAGAGGTCGGACATGGCTCGGTTCAGGTTGCAGCGTTGGCCGATGTAGGTCTGGTCGTGCCATGCGAGCGGGACTTCACAGTGCTCGCATTTAGGATTTCCGCTCATGTGTTTTCCTTTGGTACAGACCGAAACGGATTCTGCGGGCAGGGTTCGTTCAGGTCCTTCTTGCCGAAGACGCACTTGGTGTCGTGGACGTGGCGCACGCCTTCCTGCCATGCTTTCTCGGCGGTTGCACGGTCATGCTCGGCAAGAGCGGCATCGAACTCAGCGCGGTTCGACTCACGCAACACACTCAGGTCACGTTGCCCCGCACGGTCCTGAGAACGCCATGCCGTGGCGAACGAGTACTCGTCGCGGATTCGCTTGATGCTCATTGGTGTCGGTGGTGTTGTCATTAGCGCTTCTCGCTTTCAGACAGAAACGGATTGACAGGGAACTCTTCGGGGCCGACGCGAGGGCCGGGTGAGTGCTCGTCGTCGTACCAGCACGACACGGCCTTGTCGGCTTCATCCCATGCGGCCTCAGCTACAGCACGAACGATGGGCTGCGCCAACCACTCGTCAGCCTTGGCCAAGTACTCACTCTGGTCAGCGAAGTGTTCCCAACGCGAGTCGTAGTCCATGTCGAACAGCCACATTGCGACCTGCTCACGGATGTTTGTTGTCATTAGCTAGACACCCCCAAACCGCTTGACCGCGAGCCGCTTCGCGCCGCTCAGCGACGGACGCCAGAAACTATATGGATTCCGAACCCAAGGGTCGGCGTTAGGGATGCTGTAGCAGAACCTCTGCTTCGTGATGATCGCGGCGGGCTTCTCGTTGTTCATGCTGCTACCGCTTTTCTCTGGGGAAACTCAACAACCGGGAGACAATGGCGGTCGAAGATCAGGTCGCACTCCGCGTTGAACTCGTCAATCGTCGTAGCCTCGAATCTGAGCACTTCGAGCTCACTGATCGCGTTGGACATTTCGGCCGCACGAGTCGATGCAGACTTCGCCACCGACAGGGAGCGGGTGCGAAGATCCTCGACCACAGCCAACGACTCCACCGGCACACTCGCCCGTAGGCGGCGGCGCAAGGTCTTGATGATGTCAAGTGCCCGCCTGTGCAACCGGCGACTATCCGCAAGCTGGGCAGTGAGCGAAACGACTTCATCCCTTAGATCCTGTACTTCGTCGATGATGCCCTGCACCCAGAACGTCCTAGCTGGTGACGGAACGGACTGCCACGGCAGGGCAAGCCACGGCGACACCGGCACAACCTCCACCGATGTCAGGACGGCGATCAGGTCATCACGCACCTTCACGCGCGCTTCCGAAAGCTCGAGCTGCACACTCGCCGGCGCGGGAGCCACAAACACCTGAGGCACGCAACGGTGCGCCTTGAGACCGCGCTGGTACCCCGCCAGCATCCCGGCACCGAACATGCCCGCCAGGGCGAGGAGGGCGAGGAACACACCAACCGCGATCACGCTGGCACCTCGCCCACACTGCATGACGGGTAAAGATCCCCGGCTCCGTGATTCTCCCCGAAGTTGCAGAAGCAGTCGTGCTCCTCGTCGCGGATTCCGTGCCAGCATGTGTGCTGTCTGCTCTGTATGAACGCCGTGACGATCCAGACGAATGGGAACACGAGAGCAATCCCCGGCCACATGATCCACGGGTAGGTGAACGGGAACGGCTTATTGAGATCGATGGTTGTTCGCATCGGTCAGCTCTCCTTGTCTGTTGGGGCTGGAACCCAAGGGCCAGCAGGAGTGCGGCGCATAATCATCGGGTCGAACAATGCCGATGCCCACGGGCGCTTCTCTGTTATCTGCTCGGTGGCCGCGTCTGCTGATACGGCATGCTCGACCAGTCGGAGACTGCGATTCCAACCGGGCGAGAATTCGATCCCGTACTCCCATTCCCGTTGTGTGGTGGAAGACGATCCGTCAAGTTCTTTGACAGGTTCGAGTGACGTGTCAAATTCGGGGCCGATTTCTTGCACGTCACTGGTGGGAGGAGCTGATGAAAGGGCTTCGAGCGCTTCGGCCAAAACCTCAGTCAGATAGATCGGGCGCAACTCGCGAACGGTGACCATCGGATTGTTGGAGCGAGCGGTGCGACCCTTGGCGATCAGTTTCGCCACTCCCTCCGTTTGGGCTTGGCGTAGACGCTCAACCTCAGCCACCAGCGAATCGGTGTCATCAGCCAACCGTGTGATCGTCACTCGAATTTCGTAGCCGCGCGGCTCCTGATCCTTGGTCTGCGCCGAGTAGTAGCGGGCCACCAGATCGGTCCCAGCCTTCGAGTGCTCCCGAATCGCTTCTAGGTTCAGGGGTTCCATGATCAGTTGCCCCCAAGAGTGTGGCCAGGCAACGGGGTAATCACCCAGACCCAACGGGGTACACGGACATCCCAAGGGCCGACGTACAGGATGTAGACCGTCCTCGACTTGCTCATGCGACCGCTCCCCTCGCCGCTACCAGTTCACCGACGTAATCGAACCGAACCTTTAAGTGCCGTGCGTCTTCCAGCGCGTCATGATTGCCCGCCGCCTGATCGGGCAGCACCTTGACCCCAACCCAGTCGATGAGACTGCGGAGATCGTTGGTGAACATCGGCATCCCCGGAGGAAGATCGAGCATCCGACCGAACAACTGCGACAACACAACGTGGTCGTACGCGGCGAACCACGCCCACAGTTCCGGGGTGCCTTCGCTCATCAGAAACGCCTGCACCTCACCCGCGATCTGGGTCTTGGTCTTCCATGTCGACTCGGTAGGGAGTTGGTTGACGACGTTCGCCATCAACCACTCCGACTCGTGAATTCGCGGCCAGTCCGCGTCACGGTTGACCGCGTAATACTCGGCCCCGTCCTCACGAACAATCCCGATGCTTATGAACTCGATCGTGCGACCGTCATCCAGAAACTCGGTGTCATAGAAACACTTCATGCGATTCTCTTTTCTGTGTCCTCCTGGCGACGAAAAGACGCCAGATTCTGCTTACGTGTCTGCGCCGTGAACCACTCACGGTCAGCCGGCGCACCCCGTGTCGGTACCCGAAAGCCCGAACGACGTGCCGCCGTAACCTCAGCGGACAACTGCTGCAACCGGTGCGGATCCTCCGCCAGCTCGCGTTCGATCGCGGACGCCACCAGATCAGCCACAGACGTTCCCCGGTGGTCGGCTATCGTCGCCAACCTCCCCCACTGGAAGACAGCCATCGTCACCGGCACGGTTCGGTTCTGTGGGTCAACAGACATCACGACAACCTGCTTTCGATGAGTGCGACTGTCGCGGGATCTAGCGTGCGCAAGCCAAGCGCTCCTGTGAACGGGATCGGCTTAGCAATCGCTCGAGGCTCGTTCAGGCACAGATGCCAAGTACCGCGCTCCGACCACGGAGAGCCACCCGGACCACCGCTTGGGCGGTGCGGGCAGCAGTTGCCGTTGTCGCGATCGAAGTGGACAGCCCAGAGGTTGACAACGCCGATGATGCCGCCGTACCAAATCTCAGTGGTCGTGTCGGTGCCGTGCTTCTCGGCGTGGGCGGTTGCGGCTAGGTTGTTGCGCTCGAAGTCGACCAGGCCCGCATGGATCGCAACCGGCCCACGGTAGTTCCCGGCGATATTGCGAACCCGGTTCTCAACATCCTTGCCACCGTGAATGATCGCCCACGCCCACGGCTGGCGAACGGTTATAACCCTCATGCTGCGGCCTCGTTTTCGCAGTGCTTACACGGGAACGGATACTCATGGACCGGGCAGATGTTTGTGGGCGTGACGATGCCTGACTTCGTGGCGGGTGGGTGGTCCTTCACCCACTGCTCATGATCGAGGCGGGCCTCTTTGCAGTTGCCGCATTTCGGGGCGAACCGGCTCGCGAGGTGTTCGGGGCATCGTCGGGGGGGTGCCTCCCCCTCCTTTTCCCCTCCCTTCCCCTCCCCTTCCTGCGCGAGTGATTCGTGTTGGCTCGCTGAATCCTCGCGAGCTTCCGACGAGTCCGCAGGAATGTCCGACTTCGATGGCCTGTCGACTCGCTGGTGGCTCGACCACTTGACGACACGAAGGTACGAGCGTCCGCCGACCGAGTAGAGCGCGAGCTGCCCATTCACGGCGAGGGCGTCCAAGTCCTCTTGAATCTCGACGGCTGTAACCTCGTCGTCAAGGGACCAGATGGCGGCCTTTATCAGCTTCGGGTTCGCGTTGGCGCGCCCGTAGTCGTCGGCGTAAGTCCATAGGCCAGCGAACGTCAGGCGTGCCCTCATGGGCAGGCGGGCCATGTCCTCGCTGGCGAAGAATCCTGGCTTGATCGTTCGGATGCGGCTCATCGGCTTGCCGCTCGGTTGATCCGAGCCGAGTCTGCCGCAGACATGTTCATGTAGGGCTTCTGAGAGGGGGGCAGGTGAATGTACCCATGACGACCAAGCCAAAGCTTCACCGCGACTCGTGAGAACCCCAGCGCTTTAGACAACGCGAGCGCGCCTACCTCGTACTCCTCCATCGTCTGAACTAGGAGGTCGCCATACGGTTTTATGCAGGAACGGCGGGGGTCGTCTGTTGCAGTGCCGCCGTTGATGGTTTTGACAACCTCATGTAGCGCCTTGAGTTCGGTGATTCTGTCGTCAGGAATCAAGGTGTATCGCTTGACCATCTTTGGGACAGTCATCAACGGCGGCGGATAGTCAAATAAAGGATCTGCGTCCGTGCGGGTTTGGGTCCACTGCGTGACCACCCTGAGGCTAATTTCTAGGCCACGCGCAATCGACTTGTTAGTCCAACCCGCAAGGAAGGCGGCCCGCACAACAGCCTTGGTGTTGTAGCGCGCGTTCGCGAAGTCCAAAACGACTTCAAGTGGGAGCTCAAGGAACTTCTGTTCACCCTTACTCGCGCGGCGTTGCCTCACGCCATCTTGGACGAGAGTCCGTAAGTCGGGTGTTTCGGGTAAGGTCATTTGTGCTGCTCCAAGTGCTCTAACCGGTGATGGAGTGGCAGATGCCTCGGACGTTTGCGCGTTCGGGGCATCACTCTTTGCCGCCTCAATTCTAGTCGAAACAGTGTTCGAACGGGTGGTCTTGTAGAGGCGGTTGTCCTTCGGCATCAGGCGGTCACCCCAGAGCGAATTGACCCGGCCGCATCGAGTAGTTCGAGGGCGAGCATGGGCACCAACGGGTTCTCCCGTTTGAGGTCCAACGGTAGGTACCATGCGCCGACGTCGGACGCCCAGTAGGGGATGTCGGCGGCGTTCATGCGGCGGTTGCGTTTCAGCTTCCACCCCGACCGCAAAGCCAAATCCTGGAGGTCGCCTTCGAAGCGTTGGTTGTGGTTGCGGCAGTTCGTGATCCCATCAGCCACCGTCAACAGGGGCGCCTTCGAGCCCCGCCCGCCATGCCCTGAGGACTCGCGGTGGCCCCACTCCAAACCGCCCCCGCACTCACTGTTGGCGGCTACACAGGTGTTGTTATCGCGGGCGTAGGTGGCCTGCCTGACCGCCGCTGTTGGCTTTGTCATGCGACAGCCTCGATTCGTGCGTTAGCGGCGAACACAGCGCGCGCGAAGCCCATCGGTGTGGCTGAGCGAAAGTTGGCGCGCTCTGGGCCAGGGGCAGCTAGCCAGATTCGGTTGTCTGGCTCACCCAAAGTTGGGTCAGTGTCACGCGGCGGCATGGTGAAGCCCCCCCCGGTCCACAGGCAGGTTTTCTTCGTGTAGTTGTCGGCCGGCTCCAGGGCGGTGTAGTGCCACGGGTGGAAGGTGTGCTGCGGTTTCCCGAACACACCGGCAAGGGTGGAGACAGGGTTCTCGATGAAGTAGGGGGCACCTGTGGTGAGTGCGTAGGTTCGGCATTGCTCCGCTACCGCTATGGCCTTTCCGTAGAAGGCGGGGTCGGCCTGTCGTTTCGACTCGAACCACCTAGCCCCACTGACGGCCATGTCTGTGCAGGGCGGGAAAGCGAACACGGCGACAACGTTCTCTATCTGTGCTAGCTCGCTCACGGCCTCAAGAACCGTTTTCGCCAGCCGATGCACCGTCCCGCCGAACCCTGAATCCTCGGTGCTGTCGAATCTGTGCTGAGGGTCAACCAGGTACGCGTCGAACCCGGCCTCGAGCCACGGTCTGACCATGTTTCCGGTCAGATCGCAAAGACTGACGACTGTCTCTTGTGTTGTTGTCATTGGGGTGTGCCATCCAAAAGAGAAAAGAGCCCGGGATTGGCCGCGTTCGGCGGAGCCTCGACGTATCCGGCTGCGGCGAGCAGCGCGATCTTCGCTGCCTTTGCCGTGGTTTCCTCTCCCGATTCCTGCCCGTACCCGGCCCCGTCGAAGAACCAGACGGTGGCCTTGCGGGTTACGGTCGTTCCCACGCGACGCCCGGGCTCCTTCCACTCCTTCGTGTTGAGCTGGCCGATGCGCTGATACGTGTCGCCTTCGTAGAGAGCGAGGCCCACGGGCTTTTCCAGAAGCGGCAGCACAGACACCGCGCCGTCACTCATGCGAACCGTCGCCATGCAGGGGATCAGGTCGGGGGGGGTAGCCCTTACTTTTGGGGTCATGGCACAACCACCGAAGAATCAACCGGCTCCGTCACGTCTTCGTCGGGCGTGAGTTCGACCTTGCGGGCATCCTTCAAGTCGACCAGTTGCCGAAACCCTGTCACCCCGGCTTTCGCCGCAAGCTGCCATGCGGCCTGTAGTTCTTCGAGGCTGGTTGCGCCGGTGAGCGCAGCGAGGTGTTCGGCAATCTCCGTGGGGAGGGGCTGCACGATGAACGGCTCCCGCTTCCCCCGTGTGATTGTCAACGGGATCGACTTGGCCTCGTCAATGTGGGAGAGCGCCGCAATGCGAATCCCGCCCACCGGCTTGCCGCCGAATCTGACGGTCGGGTCGCCGTAGAGGGTCATGTGTCGCCCCTTGTATGCGGACGCTTCCGGACCCCAACAGGCGATCAGCACACGACGCATCGATTTCGAGGGCTTGAACGGGCGACCGGGGAACTCGACCAGATGCACCTCCACCGGCTGTTCCGGGTTGCCGCGCTTCACCTCGCTCACCGTGACTGTGCGGGGGGCTACCGAGTAGTCATCGAAGTTCTGTTGGTCGCTCTTGGGTTCTGTCGTGCTGAGAATGTCCATGATCAGATCGCTATCTCTCCGTTGTCGTACTGCATCTCGTGCTCAATGACCGCGTACGCGGGGGCTGTCAGGGTTTGGAGTCCGGTGTCGTATCCGGGCCAGATACCTGTAGCGGTGCACTCCGCGAAAATCCTCCGGGCCAGTGCGGCCTTCTTGCGGCCCATGTCCACCCAGAAAGGCTCAATCTCATGCACCATCACCTCGTACGGCGCGGACTTCTCGACGGCAACAATGTAGAAGTGGTCGATGCTGTGTCCAGTGATTGCCTTGTATACGTCGTCGTAGTGGGCTTCCTGCACGAAGTAGCCCCACTTGTGAACGGTTCGGGTGAACCCGTTGACCGTGGCGTCTTCCGTTGATTTCAGATCGAGGGCGTACACACCGTTGCGGGTGCTTTCCGACAGGGCGTCGAACCGGGCTCGGCATGGCACCCCGTCGACGTCAGCGAACGCGGAAACCTCACGCATGGCTGCAATCTCGAACAACGGACGTGCGGTCTCGTGCGCCAGGATCGCCTCAGCGATCGCGTCGACCTTCCCAACATCGTTCGGGCTGACAAGGGTTAAACCGTTCGCCCGCTGCTCAGCCTCCCACTCGATCGTTGCGGCCTTCGTGGACACGTTCCCGCTGGGGGTGAGGTGCTCGAGCGGGTACACAGCAATCGCTGTGGCGACACCAAGCACTTGCGCGTGCGCCGCGGTACCCACGTCGAACGCGCGGGAGCTGCGCTTATGCGTCTGATCCCACTGAAACTTCTTTGGAGATCCCTTGAACTCAGGGAGCAAGAGTCGGGCACCTGTCGAACTCAACGCCGGGTGCGCATGGTAGGTAGTTTCGGGGAGGTCTAGGACAATCCCTTCGAGGGTGCTCATGCCGGTACCTCGGCTTTACGGTCGGCGGTTTCCCATGCGGTCTGGTAGTCGGCCAGCATCTGCTTGGCTTCGGGTTCGGGGATGTCGCGCCAGTTCAGATCGAGGGCGTTGGCGATTGCGACACCACTCTTGTACCGGTCGCGGGTGTGGTCTTTGCGGGCAAGCGACTGCGGTGTCAGCACGGGGTCACTCGCCAACAGTCGGCGGCGGGCTTGTCGCACCGTGCACATATCCAGCCATCGTCCATCCGTTGCAGGTTGTCCTTGGCGTGGTTGTCGCAGACAAGGAAAGAGAGGTTGGAGCACGCGGAGAGAACACGCCACCGAACATCGATGGAACACACCTTGTTACCGGGCGCCCGGTGCTTGGACTCGCATTTGCAGTTGTCTGCTAACCGTTCCTCCAAAAAATCGGTGGTCAGGTCTATGTCAATACCGAGAGCAACACCCATCACAGATCAGCCCCGAACTCGGCGGCGAGGGCGGCGATCGCGTCATCGAAATTCTTGATGTAACGGAGATCGATCACTCGTTTGAGGATTGCGGTAGCAGTCACCTTCGGGTCTTCGAGTTTCGTCATCGGATGGTAGGCGGTGTTTGCGGCTGCTTTTGTGCCGTCCGAGGGGTGCTGCCTGCCTGTGAAGCCCCACCACTTGCCCAGTCCGTCAAGAACGAACAAATCGTTTCCGCTGGTGATGCCAGCCAGCTTGTAGG